AAAACTTTGAAGATATCGCTATTGAAGCCGATGACGAAATGGGCGGTGACCCAACTGACGACCTAGAAGGTGAGTTAGATGCAGACATGGGCGACGAAGAAGGCGAGCAGTCTGAAGAAGAAATTATGCAAGACCTAGGTTCTATCATTGATGAACTACAGTCTAAGTTTGATGCATTGCAAGGTTCTGAAGAAGAACAAGGCGAATTTGACATGGGCGACGAAGAAGGTGAAGGCGACGAAGAAATGAAAGACGACTTCGATCAACTAGAAACAGTCCGTGAATATGTAGAAAAAGTTGCTCCAGCAAAGATGGGAGACAATGGTGCTAACGCCAAGTCTATCGTAGCTGGTAAGAACGATATGGGCGGTACAACTGCTAATATCGTTAAAGGCGGTACAGAAGCAGGTGTTGAAGCAAACAAAGGTCAACTAAAAGGTTCTAGCTTAATCAAGCAGAAGCCTACAGAAGACAATGCTGGTAACATCAACGTTCCAGGCGGTAAAGCTGGTGGTGCTTTCTCTAAGAAAGAGCCAGGTCACGGTGCTGAGAAAGCAGGTGCAAAAGAATCCGCTGAAAACAAGCAAAGCCTTTTCCGTGGTCGTAGATAATAGGACACGAACGTGAAAACAACACTTAGCGAACATTTGAGTTTTGACCAGGCTAAGATTGTCTTGGAGAGCGAGGGTGAAGGTTCAAGTAAGAGCCTTCATTTAAACGGGATTTGCATTCAAGGAGATATCCGTAATGCAAATCAACGTGTTTATTCTTCTCAAGAGATTGGCAGGGCTGTCAAGACGCTCAACGAACAGATCTCTGGTGGATACTCCGTGCTAGGTGAAGTTGATCACCCTCAGGATTTAAAAATCAATCTAGATCGTGTTAGTCATATGATTACCAAGATGTGGATGGATGGTCCTAACGGCTACGGAAAACTTAAAATTATCCCTACTCCAATGGGTCAATTAATTCAGACTATGTTGGAGTCGGGAGTTAAACTAGGAGTTAGCTCTAGAGGTTCAGGCGAAGTTGACAACAGCGGTAATGTTCAAGGTTTTGAAATTATTACTGTTGATATTGTTGCACAACCTAGCGCACCAGGAGCATATCCTACACCAGTTTATGAACACCTAATGAATAATACAGGTGGATATCAGGCATATAAAATAGCACAAGAAGTTAAAGGCGACCCTCAGGCACAAAGATACATAGCAGAGAGTCTAAAGCGAATTATCGCTGGACTCAATTAACAGTAGGAGAATCACATGCTAGACATCGTAAAACAATTGTTCGAAAACAATGTGATTTCCGAAGAAACAAAATCGGAAATTGAATCAAGTTGGGAAACTAGAATTCAAGAAAACCGTGATCAAGTCACTGCCACACTTCGTGAAGAGTTTGCACAAAAGTACGAACACGATAAGTCAGCAATGGTTGAAGCAGTAGAAGCAATGTTAGCAGACCGCCTACAAGCGGAACTATCAGAGCTTGCTGAAGACCGTCAAGGCTTAATTGAAGCTAGAGCACAGTATGTAGAAAAAATGAAAAAAGATTCTAAGGTATTAGAGTCTTTTGTTTTACAAAATCTACAGAAAGAACTAGCAGAACTACATGAAGATCGTAAGTCAGTAGCAGCTAATTTCTCTAAATTAGAGTCCTTTATTGTGGATACTCTAGCGAAAGAAATCGCAGAATTCCACAGCGATAAGAAAGACCTAGCAGAAACTAAAGTTCGCCTAGTACGCGATAGCAAAGCTAAGTTTGAGTCTATCAAGAAGGAATTTATCGCACGTTCTGCTAAGATCGTTGAAGAAACAGTCTCTAAAGGACTACGTTCTGAAATGACTCAGCTACGTGAAGATATTGAAGCTGCTCGCAAGAACGACTTTGGTCGCAGAATTTTTGAAAGTTTTGCCAGCGAATATGCTACAAGCCATCTCAATGAAAAAACTGAGACAGCTAAACTTTTAAAATCAGTTGCTACTAAGCAAGCTGAATTAGAAGAAGCAGCAAAAATTGTTGCAGAAGCACAATCACTAGTAGAAAGCAAAGAACGTGAAATCCGTATTATGAAGGAAAGTGCCCAACGTAAAGAAGTTATGAGCGAATTACTTGGACCATTATCTGGAGATAAGAAAGAAGTCATGGGCAGTCTATTAGAATCAGTACAAACTGACAAGCTACGTACAGCTTTCGACAAGTACATCGGTTCAGTAATGAACGGTGGAACACCAGCGAAGAAAGTACTATCAGAGGCTAAAGAAATTACAGGCGATAAACAGGCACATCAATCTAGCGGTCAAGAGGAAAAAACCGCTGAAATATTTGACATCCGCAGGCTTGCGGGACTTAAAGTTTAAGGAGAACTACAATGTCACAACTACTCGAGTCACGCTGGTCGGAAACCAAAGAGGCACTATTAGAAGGCCTACAAGGTACTAAGCGTCAAGTTATGGCTACTACTCTAGAGAATACCCGTAAGTATCTAGCAGAAAGTGCTACAGCTGGTGCTACTTCCGCCGGTAACGTTGCAACACTAAATCGCGTCATTCTTCCAGTTATCAGACGTGTAATGCCAACCGTTATTGCTAACGAGTTGGTAGGCGTACAGCCACTAACTGGACCAGTTGGTCAAATCCATACTCTACGTGTTCGTTACAGCGACACAGTTTCTAGAGATACTGGTGGATCAACAACAGCAGGTGAAGAGGCATTAAGCCCATTCAAGATTGCTGAAGGCTACTCTGGTGCCACAACAGGTAAGGCTTCTGCTACAGCAGCCTTAGAAGGTGTTGCTGGTAACAAGATGAGCATCCAAATCTTAAAGCAAACTGTCGAGGCAAAAACTCGTAAGTTAAGCGCAAGATGGACATTTGAAGCTGCACAAGATGCACAAGCCCAACAAGGTATTGACATCGAAGCAGAAATCATGGCTGCTCTAGCACAAGAAATCACTGCTGAAATTGACCAAGAAGTTCTACGTAGCTTGGCTACATTAGCTTCTGGCGCAGGTAATACTATTGCTTTTGATCAAGCAGCAGTATCTGGTACAGCTACATTCGTTGGTGACGAGCACGCTGCTCTAGCAGTTGCTATCAACCGTGTTGCTAACACAATCGCTCAACGCACACGTCGTGGTGCTGGTAACTGGGCAGTTGTTTCCCCAACAGCATTGACAATTCTTCAATCTGCTACAACTTCTGCGTTCGCAAGAACAACAGAAGGTACATTTGAAGCTCCAACTAACACAAAGATGGTTGGTACTTTAAACAACGCTATGAAGATTTATGTTAACACATATGCTGAAAGCGACACAGTACTAGTTGGTTACAAAGGTTCTAGCGAATCTGATGCAGCAGCATTCTATTGCCCATACATTCCATTGATGAGCAGTGGTGTTGTTCTAGATCCTAGCACATTCGAGCCAGTAGTTAGCTTCATGACACGTTATGGTTATGTTGAGTTAACAAACACAGCATCGTCTCTAGGCAATGCTGCTGACTACCTATCATTAGTAGATGTTACATCTGCAAACCTACGTTTTGCTTAATCTGTAAAA